TTTCTCAATAATATCCTTGTTTAATTCTTGCAATAAATATAAGGATGGAAAATCTATTAGTTTTTTCATGTCTATTTTATCATTTTTAAATTCCATTTCAATATTATATTGATTCGGTTCTCTGCGAAAAACTTGCATAGATTCTTTATTAAAAATAAGTGGCATAGCTAAATTATTATAATTTTAATATTTATATTTTTTCACGAATATACAATTATATTTTATAATATAATTTAAATATTACGCTAAGATTATATAACAATGTTATTCTTATATTTATTATTGTTTATTTTCCAATACCTATATTTAAATTACATTTTCAATAAAAAAAACCCGAATATTGTAAAAACACCTTATACTTATACATTAAAAGATAATATAGAACATTCTGCAACCATTTATCGTACAAATCGCAATAAAAAGAAGGTTATATTCATTTTTTCAGGCGCATATTCATTAGAATATCATTTTTACATAAGTAAATTAATGTATGATTTGGACATGGAATATAAAATTCTTATGGAAAATTATGAGTTGATTTGTTATGAAAAACCAAACAAAACCAGTTTTGACATTTATGATGATGTCCATAATTATATTTTACATTTGGATAAAGAACTGAATAAAATAGAAGAACTGATTTTTATTGGATTTTCGGCCGGGGGTGTTGTGGCTTCTCATATTATGCAACGGTGTAAAAATATGAAATGTAGGAAAAAAATAATTACTTATGATACACCCTGGCAGGTTCATGAAAACGTAGATTATTTTAAAGATAATTTAATTTATCGTTTTGATATATTATTTTTTTGGAAAGTACATGATGTATATTCAAACCATTATAATTATAATGATATCAAACAACACTTGGTAAATAAAAAATGGAATAGCGGATCAAAAGAAATTACACAAATAATAAAAAGTATTCATAATTGTTCTTTTGAAGAGTTTTATTTAATGACTGGATTTAATTTTGACCAAACAGAAGATACTGAGGTATATAATATATATTCCACCGAAGACCCATTTGTAATCCGTGAGCCTCACGATAAATTTGTTGCATTAAATAAATATAAAATAAAATTTTTCAATAAAAATATTGAAAAAAATACAATCGGACATTGTTCAGATATGGCATTATCAACAAGTTATTTGACGGATATTATTACTATCTTGTTTTCTAACAAAAATTATATTGCATGAGGTAATGTATGAAAGAAATGCATAATTTCGTTACTAACTCCAGTACTAACTTCGTTTTTAACAGGTGATATATTTTCCAGTGTTTTTGCTGAAAAATATTCGGCATCATGAACCATCATCTGTGGTGAAAAATATAAATGTCTCAAATAATTCCTTTTTATTTTATGAAATGTTACATTTACACCATATATTCCAAATAATCCAAATATTATAACAGACCCCAATAAAGAAAATAATAATCTTTGAGAATACATGCCTTACTATGTATTCTCAAAAAAAAATAATGAAATGTAATAAAATATATATATATTTTATAAATAATTATAAAATATAATAAAATTTATAAAAAAAATTAAATATCTAAGCTGACAGTATTCTTATCAGACTTTTGTCGCCGCTTGCTTTTCTTCGGCATACTTCCCGCATCCGATTGCAATTCTTTCAAATCCGATATACTGATGGTACTATTGTTATTGTCGCCATCCGATGCGGCTTCCTGAATATTAATTGTTTTGGTCTTTAAACCCGCTAAAATATCACTAATGTCGCTCGGTCCTTTCATTTCGGCGCGCGTTGTTCGCCTAGATTCATTTGTACTACCATGCGCCTCACTAATGTTAATACCATCATTCATATTGCGCCCCATATTCAAGTCGGGTCTATTGTTGTTACCACCAAAATTATTGTTTCCGCCGCGATTCACGGAATAAGCCGGAGCGCTCGGTCCTTGGGTTTGCATGGGTGGAGGTGGTCCAGAACCTTGTTCTGGATTCATCATGCCATTCATGAACCCCGAAAACCCGGGACTACTTTGACCCATGGAATTTACTGCCGCCGTTTGGAATTGCCGCATTAAATCTGGGTTTTGGCGCATAATATCATCCATACCCGGCATAGCAGATTTGAACATTGTATTCGTCATATGAACCATCATGGCACCACCACCGAGTTGAAATAGCAACTTCAGTTCAGGTGACATGGAGGCGCGACTCTTATATTTGTCATAAAGCTCACCGAAAATCTCATCATAATCGGTCAAATTCTCATTGATTTGCTCACCCCAGCCGTCAAGCTTGATATCAAATGGGTCAAACCGGCCATTCAAAAATTCAATTCCGTTGATGCACGCCATCAACATATTTCCTTGGAATTTAACGGAATTCTGCCTCGCTTTTTCTTCCATAATCATCTCATATTCTCCCTGCATTTCTGCTAAATTAGATTCCATGGAGTATTTCTTGGTCAAAGTGACGCCTTTTGCTTCTAAAGCTTCTAACTTTCTTAAATACTTGAACTTTTCGCGGAGTGTTTCTTCCTTGTTCATTTGCGGTTGTGCGGCGGCAGGAGTTTTATCCGGATTAATAGGAATGTTATTAAATTTTCCATACCCATCCCAGGTTTTTGAATCGCTATGCGTATCGGCAGTCGCTTTTCCTAAATTATCGGATTCATTAGAAAAACTGACAGACGGTTTTAAATTAGAGCCAAAATCTTGTGATGAGCTTTTGCTAAAAAAATCGCTCCTACCTTCAAATCTACTGTTACCACCGGAAGAATCAATATCTGCGGCGAGGTCATTTAATTCATCTTCTAAATTATTTAAATCATCTAAATGAATGTCACTGGACAAAGAATTCCCTTCTTTTTTTTTTTCATTCATTAATAATTCAATTCCGGAACCAAAATTCGCGGATTTTTGCGAGGATGATCTAAAATGCATAGTTTTATTTGAATTAACATCGTCGTTTAAATCCATAGATATATCAATAATGTCCGAATCCATCTCTTATAAATTTATTAGATGAATTAATTTTAAGTATTACGAATACAATAATATTATATTTCTCCCTTTTCTAAAAGGCGGAAATATAATTAGCAATTGAATTTTAACTAATGTTTTACCATAATATTTTTATGCTTAAGTTATTCGGGGAATATTTGTTGCTTTTCCAATGTCCTTTTATATGCGTTGAGCGTGTTAAATAATTTTTTCTTCTTTTTTTATCGCGATGTTTTGTGTAATCCTCATATCCCATTTGTCCAAAATTCACCCATTTTTGATGAATTGGATCAAATACGCTGTATTTTTTTTGTGTATTTCTCGCAGGATATAATTTAACCGTTTTTCCCAGATACACGTGTGCTTTTTTTTGCGCTACCATCGGGTTTGAATATTTCCTTAATTTTTTAGAAAATATTTTTTTTTGAATTTTATGGTTCATTATACATTATTCAAATATTTATTTATTTATTTATTTATTAATAAACCATAATCCTTGCAATAATGCATCAGCCAAATCATCTTTTTTTGCATGACTTTTGAAATAGTCGTCCCAATCAATCAAATTCACATTTTTACTAATAACTTCCAAACATTTTTGTATTCCCAATTTTTTCCTATCTTTGTATGAATTCTGTGATGAATCTTGTAGAGTAGTTATTCCGGAAATATCTTTTAATTTATTCGCCGCATTTACAAATTCAATTGAAATATTATAATTCCGCATAATGAAATACTGGGCAATCATTCCTTGAATTGTTTTCATGCGATTTGCAATTGGACTGATTTGATTTTCAATAATAACTGTAGTAATTGTATCAAACTTATTTTCTAATACTTCGTCAAACTTTGTCTGTAAATTGCGTCCGATAGTAACCAAATCCATTTTTGACGCATTCACTTTATCTATGGGTTCAAAACAAGTTGTATGAATGTATTCTTGAATTAAATTAATTAAATCCGCTTTTTTGATTGGTTTCTCGTAACCGATTTTATATTTATCTGCCATTTGATATAAATTTTGAATTTTTTGTTTGTTAATATGCACCATTTTCAGGTCATTCGTAGGAACTTGATAAACTTGTTTTTTGGAATGTTTTAAACAAAAACAAATTGACTCTTTTTTAAACTTGGCTGGTTTTAAACAGGGTACCCCTTTTTCTATGATGGAACACGAATGATTTATTTCGGTTGATAAATCAATTACGCCCCATTTTTTAATAGAAAAATCAGTGATACCGCTTTGCGTTGTCATAAAACAATAGGCCAAGTTTTTTATTCCTACATCTATGCTTAAAACTGTCATTCTAATAAGTATAATAAATATCTATTATAAATATTTATTATATTGTTTTTACTAATCCTTTTTTCTTTTAATTACGTGTTTCCAGGAATATAAAGCGTAGGAGCAATTAATCGCGCGCTAAGTTGCTCTCTAGACAAGTAGGGCGATTTTAAATTGCTAGAGCAATAACCGAATCCCGGATTTTTCGTATCAAATGCCGATGAATACAAATACGGTACATTGGCTGATGGCGTTTTATTCGTTTGTTCATGCGATGGAAGACCTAGTTCATAACAAGCCTCCGAATTATTATATTGCATAATTTGTAAAGCATTGTTTGTTAAATATTGACGATAAGACCAGTTACTATGAATGTTTTCTTGTTTCTGAATACGTTCGTTAATGCGGGCTTCCGGTTGCCAAGATGCAAAATTCCGCCCATCTGCCATAATTGGAGGAAAGTTAAAATGAATATTATTAGAGCCGCTAAAACAGGTACCCCAGTTTGCCATAATAATATACTAAGAGAAGAAAAATACTTGACTCGTATTTATTTATTTCACCAAATTCTGCACAATTTTAAATAATTCTGCCTTTTTAATTTTCCCAACATCCCCCGTAAAACCCTTTGATGTTGCAAGTGTTCGCAAATTTTCAATAGACATTTTCTTGAGCTCCGTATTTGTGAGCTTTTTAATATCTGTGTTATCCATTTGTACGGATATAGACTTAATTTGCGCTTTAAAATCATCTGCATGGGGTTCTACTTCAGTAAGGGATTCTGAAATACTTTGTTCGTCCTCCATTGATTCTAATCCGGTGGTAGATGAATCAATTGTTTCGTTATCTCCATCTCCTAGACTTTCCTCATTCAAAGTATCATATTGAATGTTCATGGTTTCTCCCATATTAATCACCTTAATATTTGGACCGTCATTATCTCCAATCTGAATAGTATTATCTTCCATAATTAATTTTTTAAGAACATTTCTAGAATCAGTTTCTGTTTCTTCTGCACTATCATTTGATGATTCGCTGGATTCAGAATTATCATCATCTTCACTATCACTATCACTGTCATCATCTTCCCCGTCAGATACCGGAATAAGTGGGTCTGCTAATTGAATCGTTCCACCCATTTGAGCAGGTTCTAAAGGTTGTTGCTGTCTAATACTATCACTATTTTGATTCATAATGGCTTGCATTCTTGCTCGCATATAATTCATTTCTTCTGCCATTGTTGAAACAAGACCGAGCATTGATGAAATTTTGTGATTTTGTTCCAACATTTTTTGTGTCAAAAACATACCTAAAAACCCAACCAAAAGTAATGTAATTCCCAAGCTAATTAAAAAGGGCGTATTGAATAAATCTGATAGTGCCATTCTTAATTGATATTTATATATTTATATTTCTTTTATAACGAATATACTATTTTATTGCTCTATTTATTGCTCTATTTAATGTGCTGTTTATTGGAATTCACGCGTTTTATCTATAATCTCCTTAGGATAATTCATATCATGCAAAATTTTTAATCCTCCGCGCAAATGAGAAATCCCTTTTTTCAAAATATATGTATAACTAAAGTCGGATTTATATTCTTTTTGTTCTTTTTGTTCTTTTTGGTCTTTTTGGTCTGTCTTCATGTGATAATTTTCAATTGCTTTGTGAGTGTCTAGTCTTTTACATACCTCAATAAAATGGGTTGTCAAAATACATGTTACACTTTTACTTTTAATTAAAAATTCCATAAATGCCAGCGCGCTCATTACGGCATCATCCGGATTCGTTCCCGAATATAATTCATCAAATGCACAAAAATGCGTTTTACCTGCGTGTTCATCATCACGTATAATATCTAATATTTCCATACATCGTCTGGCTTCCGCCTGGAACAAACTATCTCGACCAGATGTATCAGGAATATTTAAATAACAATGAATAAAATCAAATGGATGAAGTTGTGCGGACTCATAGAATCCTGACCCCATTTGTTGCGTGAAAATAATATTAATTAATGCCGATTTTAGGACAGTTGTTTTCCCAGAGGCATTTGGTCCTGTAAGAATCATATTCTTTTTGAAGTGATAATCATTTTTAACTGGATTACTATGCATTAAAGACGGGTAATAAGCCTTCTTAAAAATATTCTTACGCTTCTTTTTCTCTCCGGAGAACTTGGCGAAATTAACAAATCCGTCACGAATATTCTTAGAAATACCTTGTATGTTATCTAAATAACCGTTAAAGCCGAATGAATACATGAAAGCATCATTATAAACAGGTTCTTGGTATAAATCATAGAATTGCTTTAAAACGGATCCTAATTCCCAAATTTTTTTGAGATTTAATTTATAGGGGCTAATTTGCGCCAATTTTTCTTTAAATACAATTAAAACCGCCATTTTTTCGCGAAGTACTGCATTAAAGTTTGCATAACTTTCCATATTACCGCAAAATAGCAAGAAATTATTCATATTCATTTCCGTGTATTCTATATATTTTTGTATATACTTCAAATGGGAGTGTATTTTTATCATATTTTGATGAAACCGGAAGCAGGTCAATATATTTTGATATATGGAAAATACATAAAAACCAGCAGAAACCACTAAATATATTTGTTCCTCCATTTTCACACTATTAAATTGTGTGAAAAGTTTCCCAATAGCATGGTTGGATGCAATTACCTTTAAAACATCTAGATATTCCGTAAATGTTATTTCCAAACCTTTTGCTTTTATGATGAAAAAAGGAATAATTAAAATAATGATGGGAATAATAAAGGATAAAACGGG